CCTAGCCAACTGGCAGGAACTTCTCAGCCCGGCTCAGGGCGTGACTTCTATCACCGCCACAGCACCGCTAACAGGTGGCACAATCACAAGCTCAGGTTCAATCGGACTAAACCAAGCCTCACTTGCTATCGCTAACACTCAGGTGAGCGGACTTGGCACAGCTTCAACAAAAGACATTCCCGCGACCGGCGACGCTTCGGCAACTCAAGTCGTTTATGGCACAGACTCACGCCTAACAAACACTCGCACACCTAGCGCAAGCTCAGTCACCGACGCTATGATTGCGACGACTCTCAGCCCTTCAAAGATTACTGGCACAGCGGTTATCACAACCGATAGCAGATTGTCAGATTCTCGCACACCTAACGGCACAGCGGGCGGCGATCTGACAGGCACATACCCGAACCCTACGCTTGGAACAACAGCAGTCACCGCTGGCAGTTACACCAATGCCAACATCACAGTTGACGCTAAAGGCAGGTTGACTTCGGCGGCTTCAGGTTCAGCAGGTGGCGTCACCTCGGTAACAGGAACCGCACCCATAGTTTCGTCAGGCGGTTCAACACCAGCTATCAGCCTTGCTAACACCGCTGTAACCGCTGGTTCTTACACAAACACAAACCTCACAGTCGATGCTCAGGGCAGGATTACGGCAGCTGCTAACGGCTCTGGTGGTGGTGCAACTCTTGGTGCTAATACTTTCACCGGCACACAAACTTTGGCTGCTGGTACAACAACGGCTGCACCACTCAAATTGCAAACAGGCACAAACTTAACAACTCCTGCGAATGGCGCAATAGAGTTTGATGGAACAAGCCTTTACTATACTTCAGGCACAACCCGAAATTCGATTGTGTCAGCCACTTATCTATTCAATACAATAGCTGGTTTGGTAAATAAAACCCCAAGTGCCTTTCAACAAATTGTTGCACAAACTGCAGGTACACAACCATTGAGCTTGAAAGGTGCAGCTGGGCAAAGCACTCAACTTTTTGATATTCAAACAAGCTCAGGACTAGCAGTTTTGCGAGTAAACTCTGTTGGAGCTTTTGATTTGAGTTCAGGACCGGCAGCAACTCTGCCACCAAGCAACAACAACACAGACACCCCAAGTTTTTACATTGCTCAATCTTCAGTCACAGGTGGGTTTCCAGCAGCTCCGCTTCCTGGCGGTATTTATTGGAACAACAAAGCTCTAAGTTTTGTGCCAACAATCGGACAAACCAACGGTGGAAGCTCAGGTCAAGCGATTGTCAACCATGCTCATTGGAAAGCTCCAACAGCGGTCAGAACGCTTGCGAATAACACCACAGTTCAAGATTTGTTTGCTACACAAACCCAGATTGAAGAACTAACAACTTATGAATTTGAGTATGGCATTTATTTGTTAACAGGCACTTCAGCGCACACAATCAGTATCACGCATTTCAACTCACAAGCGACAAACCCGATTTCGAGCATTTTTTGGGAATCGCAGTTTTTAAACATCAGCGCAGGTGGAGCACCTACCTCGCCAGTCAACACTTACAACACAGTAACAACAGCAACGGTTATCAGCCCAACAGGTATGACTTCTTCAGCTAAGTTTTTCAAAGTTAGGGGCATTGTTAGATTTGGTGCTTTTACGGGAACAGGAACAGGAAGTTACCAGTTTGTTCCACAAATCAACTTTTCGGCTGCACCTGGTGGAACTAACCAAGTTCAAGCTAACTCGTATTTCAAAATGATGCCTGTAGGTCTGAACACATTTGTCGATACTTATACTGGTTACTAACGATTAGGCTTACATTATGGGATTACTAGACAACCTCGCAAAAGCTCTCGCAGATCGTATCGTCAAAGTTGCGTTAGCACCAGAGAACACAAACCTACCACGCGAACAAAACGTGGGCAATATCCCTTTCGCGCCTGGTGTTGCACTCATGCCACAGGCCATCAACACGCCACGGTTTGACGGCACAGGCAGAGCAGAACCCCGCCAATGGGAGTTTGAGGTTGCTCAAAACATCAACGTCACCTCAAACCGTCTCATCCCTTTCAAAACACTTCGAGCTGCCGCCGACCAAATCGACATTCTGCGCCGGTGCATCGAAGTCAAAAAACGCAAGCTCGTCAACCTGCCGTGGGACATTGTTCTCTCACCTGACGCTATCGAAAAGGTTGCAAGCGAACTTGGTATCAGCCCGCTACAAGCACAACAAGTTGCTAAAGAGAAATACAGCTCAGAGATTTCAAGGCTGAAAGAGTTTTGGAAGAACCCTGACCCTAGTAACGGTTTGACTTGGCATGACTGGTTGTCGATGGTGTTGGAAGATTCGACCGTTATCGACGCTGTTGCTGTTTGGCCTCAGTCAACGGTTGGCGGAAATCTAAAAGGTTTGCAAGTGTTGGATGGTTCAACAATCAAACCGCTAATCAATGAACGCGGTATGCGACCTGAATCGCCACACCCTGCCTATCAGCAGATTCTTTACGGTTTCCCACGCAACGAGTTTGCGGCCGCCACGGTTACGGAAGAAACAGACGGCGACTTTAGCTGTGATGAGCTTGCCTACTTTATCCGCAATAAGCGTTCATTCTCAACGTGGGGTTACTCACCTGTGGAACGTTCACTCTCACTAGCTTCAATTTATTTGCTACGCCAACAATGGATTAGAGCCGAATACACCGACGGCGTTCTACCAGAGCTAATGTTCAAAACTGGTGCAGACTTTACCGCCGACCAGAAACGCGCTTGGGAAGCTGTGTTCAATGACGACCTAGCCGGTCAGACAGAACAACGTCACCGTGCAACCATTCTCCCTAGCGGTTTTGACCCAGTAGTTGTTGAAGGTTACGCTGAGAAACTCAACAACATGGTGTTAGACGATTTCTTTATTACCGCCATTTGTGGTCACTTTGACGTGCAACCAACCGAAATCGGCATGATGCCTAAAAGCGGTTTGGGTGGCAAAGGTTTACACGAAGGGCAAGCGGCAAGCTCAGAGCAGATAGGCACAGGCCCTGACGCTGTTTGGTTAGCTGGAATCATCAACCAACTGTCTTACAGCTTCGCCGGTATGCCTCGCGAACTTGAGTTCAAGTTCATTGGTGGCAGTAGTCGTGACGCTTTAGCTGAAGCGCAAGCAGACCAAATCCTAATCAACTCGGGTGTGAAGTCTAGGAATGAAGCTCGCGCAGATCGTGGAATGTCTTTGTTGGAAGCTGAGGAAGCTGATATGCCAACGATTATCACAACGGCTGGCGCTTGGTTTGTGACTGAAGATGGTTTGGTTGACTTTGCTGGTGGCGGTGTTGTTGACGCTGTTAGTGAAGGCGAGTCTGATACTGCTCCACAAATCGAAGCAACGCCTGAACCTGTTCCGACCGATGCGACAACTGAAGTCAAAGCGTTTATGCGTTGGCTCAAAAAGTCTCCAACACGGCCGTTCAAGTTCGAAGCAGTCCCCGCCGCTTATGGTGAAGTGTTAAATAAGTTTGTCGAGATTGAAGATTACGAGTCGGCTCAAATCTATGCAGAGTTTTATTTGCGATGAAACGCATTGTTGAACAGCTTGACGGGGTGCTGGCTCGACAGGCGGCGGCTTTAGCTGATGATGTTAGAGCAGGTTTGCGTGCCTCAATCAACCCTGCCGAAGTTGTTAGGTTGTGGAACGAAACACACCGCGACTCGGTGGCAGTCAGTCCGAAAGACGCTAGAGCTTGGGCGGTCACAAACATTCGCCTTGACGGTTCGAAATTGTCTAAGGCTTTAGATAAGGTTTATGGGGTTGGCGGGGCGTTAGGTTATGACGCTAGTTTGCAACTTTATGCTAAAGCAAAACTTTCTAAAGCTGTAAGCGCTGAGGACATTGCGAACGCTATCAACATTGACTGGAGTCGCTGGAAGCCTGGCAGTCGCGCGGCGGCCATGATAGCTAACCCTAAGGGCGGGTTTGCTCGCCTATACCTACGCAAAACAACAACGTTAGACGGTTTGAACGAAACAAGTTTGAGTCGTGTAGGCACAGCTCTTAGCGCCGGTCTTGCGGTTGGTGCAACTGATGAGCAGATTGCAAGCAAGATTTTCGACGTGGTTGGTTCGGCAGAACGCGCGCTCACTATTGCAACTACTGAGATGAACTCGGCTATGAGCTTGGCTTCGATGGACAACTATCAGGCTTTAGGTGTTGAGCAGGTTGAATGGCTTGGGTTGGAGGCTTGCGAAATCTGTCAACCAAACATTGACCAAGGCGCTATTCCATGGGGTCAAGAGTTTGATTCGGGCGATACTGAACCCCCAGGGCATTCGAATTGCCGTTGCTCAATCTTGCCTGTCATTGAAGGTTTGGATGACAACGCGGCTATCGAGTTAGCTGACCGCGCAACGATAACTAAGTTTGTGCCTGACAAGTCGGACATGGAACTTGCTTTAGCCCGCTTAGACGCTATGCCCGCAACTGACGGCCTTGTGCCAATCCCTTTTCCTGTCGTGCC